GAAATCTTGGCGAGGCACCCCAAGATGGAGGAGGTCCCTGAAGAAATTGCGTTCCCAGAAAAGTTCATGCCGGAGAAACAGAAAGGTCGTAAAGCCAAAGTTGACCTTGGGACTTCTGAGGAAGACGTTAAGAAAACCAAACCGAAGAAAAGAATAAGATCTGAACTAGCGGCTGATGCTAGTAAGGGTATCAGGAAGTGATCCTCGGCGATGTAATTGCTGAAGTTCGTCGGATTATTCAGGATGAGACTACAACGTATCGATATTCTGATGCGTTTATTCTTAGTCTGAGTAATCAGGCTTTGAAGCGTGTTCAGCTTCTACGACCTGATCTTTTTTCTTATGTGGGTACTGTTGCTTGCACTGCTGGGGAAGTTATTCAAGCTGCTCCTTCGGATTCGTTACGTGTTATTGAGGTATACTCGGTTGTTAGTGGTAATGGGGTAATTGAAGCAGATCGTGAGGTTCTTGATCAGACTATCCCCACTTGGCCAAATGATACAGCAGCAGCTGCAATAAATTGGATGCGGCATGTGAGGAATCCCAATAAGTTCTTTATCTACCCTCAGGCTCCGGTTGGGCAATCTCTGGATATTGAATATTCCCAGGTTCCTCCTACCTATGATAGCACAACTGCAGTGACATTATTACCGGATGCTTATTTTCCTGTTGTTGTGGATATAGTAGTATTCCTTGTTGAGTCTGTAGATAACGAAAATGTTACCAGCCAGCGAGCGCAACTTTTCAAAGAATCTTATACTGAGATGCTTGGAGTTACTTCTGCATCTCGTCCGGTTACAGACACAGAGAATGCTGGGCAACCCCTGCAAGTTGAGGTGGTTTAGTGGCAACGCGATTATTCTCAGACATGGTTAATAGGGTTACTCCTAGTGCCCCGGGGTGCCCCCAACCTGTGCTTATTAATTATGTTCGGGATACAGCTATAGAGGCCTGCGAACGTACTCTTGGGTGGCGGTATATCCAACCTGATATTCGGCTGACCCCGGGCGTATATGATTACCCATTTGAGATCCCTGCTAATACAGAGGTACACGCCGTTATTACGGCGTCGATAAATGGCGTGAAGGTGACACCTGCTACCTTAGAATTAGTACATAGTCGTTATCCGAAATATCCTACTAGTGCTGCTGCTGAGCGGGGTTCCCCCCAATTTGTAGTTCATATAGATGCAGATACGTTCTATGTAGCCCCACCGCCAAATGATGATATAAACTATGATGTGCGGATGACTGTGGCTTTAAAACCTCTTCGTACCGCTACCGGTATGGACCAGACTGTTATGGACGACCTGGAAAATGTTATTATGCACGGGGCTTTGCAGCATCTTTTGACACTTCCTGAGCGAACTTGGACAGATTTCGAGTTAGCTGCATATCATGCCAAACAGTATGCGTTTAAGTCGGCAGAGCGCCGGGCTCGTGTTAATGTAGGTTCGGGCCGGGCGGTTATAACTGCTCGCAATGTTTCTTTTGCTTAGGGGCTGAAGATGGCTGATACAATTCGCGCAGTGTCAGGAGACGAGCTTCCTACAGTGACAGTCTCACTTACTGATGAGGCTACAGGTGTGGCGGTAGACCTCTCGGCAGGTACGACTTCTGTGACGGTTAAATTCCACCTGGCGGGGAGCGCTACGGTGCTCTCTACAATAACTACTGTTAAGGTTGGCAGCGGGGTTGCTGGTCAATTCGTTTTTGATTTTACTGGCGGCATTCTTACAAGTCTCGCTGCTGGGGCGTATGAAGGAGATATCCTTATCAACTACAATGGGAATATCCAGACAGTGTTTGATACTTTGCGGTTCCGGATACGAGCGGCAGTGGCTTAATGGCAGCATTTCCTACATTTCCTAGGGCGGCTAACGCACAATCTGATCCCGCGCCTGTTGTTTTCCGAAGCGCTCCAGAGGCGGCGGTGGATGCGGGGGCTATAGTTGTGGCATGGGTTGGTGCTCAGCCCTATATAAGTTCTGTGTCTATTGGTCCTGTTGCAGGGTTTGCTGAGGGAGTTAGTGTTGCGGATTCGATAGCATTAACCTCAGCCCTGGGGCATAGCGAAGCTATTACTATTACTGACTCAGGCGTGGTGTTTTCCGTTGGTGTTGGGCTTTCGGATAGCGTTACTATTTCTGAAAGTTTAGCAACTGTGCATACCGTTGTTAGTGTAGTAAATAACGCTGGCGCTAACCGCGCTATAGTTAACTGAGGAGTTAGGTATGTTTCGGGAGAAGATAGGTATATCAGGGGAGCTTAGGTTAACCCACCTAGATAAGGACGGTGAGATTATTGAGGATCGGGTAATTCCCAATCTGATTACTACGGTGGGGCTTAATTTTATTGCTTCTCGTATAGATGGGACAGGGACTAATGTTATGTCTCATATGGCTGTTGGAACTGGATCAACAGCGGCAGTTGTTGGCGACACAACGCTTGGGACAGAGAGTGCTCGTGTGGCCCATGATTCCTCTACGGCCTCAACTAATACCGAAGTATATGTTACGACATTTCCGGCGGGGACCGGAACTGGGGCTATAACGGAAGCTGGAGTGTTAAACGCAGCATCCACTGGTACTTTATTGTGTCGGGCAGTGTTTTCTGTTATCAACAAAGGCGCATCAGATAGCATGATTATCACTTGGACCATCACTGTTAGTTAGGGGTGTAGAGAATGGTTGCTCTATTTAAGAATAATGCGTTTTCTCTGTTAGCCTCTGGTATCGTAGATGATGCTACCTCGCTTACTGTGACTTCTTCGGAAGGGGCGCTCTTCCCTAATCCAGTAGCCCCCGATTATTTTTACGCCACATTGATCGACACCGCCAACAACTTGGAGATCGTTAAGTGTACTGCTCGGTCCACAGATGTTCTGACTATTGTGCGGGAACAGGAAAGTACTACCGGGAGAGCTTTTGCAACGGGTGACCGGATCGAACTTCGTATAACGGCGGCAGGATTGGGTGAACTTGGTAGTTGGACGAAGGGTGCGGATGTGGCCTCAACTGGGGCTTTGCCTGTGTTGACGGGCAGTAATTATTTTGATGTGACCGGCACGACGGATATCACTTCTATAAATAGTATGAGCGTCACCCCCGGCGTGGTGATCAAGCTGCATTTTGACAACTCGCTCATACTCACGCACCACGCAACTGACCTCATCATGCCCAACGGAGTGAATTTAGAGGTTTTCCCGGGGGATGAAGTTGAATTTGTTGAGTACGCTTCCGGGGATTATCGTTGTACTAGTGTAGTGAAAGCTGAAGAAACTCGGGTTAATATCGTGGGGAGCATAGGTAACGGCACTCACTCCGTTAATTTGAACCTTGGCCGGTCTGTCTCTATGACTATCACTGCTGCGACGGCCACCCTCACTTTCGATAACCCCTTTCCTACTGGGCAGGAAGATGGCTTCACTCTATATATCACCAATGGCGGATCGCCACAAGTGGTGGCGTGGCCGGCTTCCGTTGATTGGGCTGGGGGCACGGCACCGACATTAACGGCATCAGGTGTAGACGTACTTGTTTTCACAACTGTTGATGGCGGCACAATTTGGAATGGTGCAATGGCCATACTGGCGAGCGGCTAATGACCGATAATGCACAAAAGATGTTGCTGGCTGCGGCTGGTGTATCTGCAGCGGCCCCCGCAACGGGGGGCGAAGTCAATTACTCATGCCGGTTCGATGAAACTGACAACCCCGTCTTAACCCGTACAGTTTCAACAGCCGGTAATGTCGATAAATTCACAATTTCTTTTTGGTTTAAGATAGGAAAACTGCCCATCGGGGTCGGTGACACACGCACCATATGTGTGGCTGGGTCACCGTCAACAATAAAATTTAATGCCTCAAACCAATTTAATTTTTACCCCACCACTTCAAGCTCAGCCCAGTTAGTCACAAATCAAGTATTTCGTGATCCTCATGCGTGGGGTCATTTGGTTTGTGTTTATGACAGCGGACTTCCAGATGAAGATGCCGATGATAGAATGAGAATCTATTACAACGGGGATGAGATCACATCGTTTAATACGAGAACAAATCCGCTTCGATATGAGAATGCTTCTTTTAATTCCGCCGTTCCACATAGCTGGGGAGATATCCACCACCCCTCACCATCAGGAAATAATTGGGATGGGTATTTAGCCGAGTGTGTGATGATTGATAATCAGGCACTCACTCCCACCAGCTTTGGTGAATTTGATGACAATAAAGTTTGGCGTCCGATTTCTGTTAGTACGTTGGATTTTGGAACGAATGGGTTTTATTTAAATTTCGCCGTACCAACTGGAACTGGCAACGGCGCTGGAACAGATGTTCATTTATCCGGCGTAACTACAAAGACCACAAGCGGCACAGGCGATTGGACCGGTGATACTGGAGACTTCGCCACGCTTGCAACAGACGTTGTAGCAACTATTGGCCAAACTGGCGCAATCTACGTTAGCGAGCGCACGTTTACTGGCGACTTTGCTGTTGAATTTATTTGGTACGCCGGTTCTCATCCTGCTTATGTTGGTGGGTTTGCTACCGCAGAAATTGGGGATCATTGGAGTAGCACCGTTGCTCTTGGTGGCGTCAATTTAATGGACGATAGCATCTACCTGAAATTTCACTTCAATGCTGGAAATGATGAAGTTGACGCATACGCTGCTGGTAGTTTGGATACTGTGGGGGGTGCTGCAATTTTCCAAGTAGTTTATCATACAAGAGAAACCATTAAATTCCAACGCGAAGGCGATACGTTTAAAGTTTTTGAAGATGGTGTTCAGCGGTATGAATGGACCGCGAAATCTACCGCGACTTATACAGTTTGGCTTGGGCAAGCGGATTCCAGTATGGACTGGGAGAATTTCCGCTGGACTGACGGATCGACTTCATTCCTAAACCACTTCACCGACAGCGGGCTAGCTGTTAACGACCGAGTAATTGATACGCCGACTAATAATTTTATGACGCTATCATCTTTATCTAAGGGCTATACAACTGATACAGCAGTAGCTGGGAACTTGGTGTGGTCGGATTCTACTGCTGGTGGCGATGGCATGGTTGGTTCAGTGTGGATTACGTCTGGCAAGTGGTATTGGGAGGTTACTATTGATGCATTAACCGTTGATTCTTGGGTTGGTGTTTGGGGAGGTTTTGGACCTTACGCATCCACAGCTTTTAGTCCGTGGGATAGCAGTAATGATATTGCAGCGGATCACGGAACTTGGGTTATCAAACCATCGACAGGGTATGTGATTGATGGTGATGGGCAAGGTGATCCAGGCACAAATGCAACCCTCTCAACTTTTTTAGCAACTGATGTCATCAGCTTTGCCCTTGATATGAGTCTGGGTGCTGGTTCAAACAAACTATGGATTGGTAAGGAAGGAGTTTGGGAAACAAGCGGCAATCCTGATAGCGGTTCTGGAGAAATTTTCGCTAATCTGCCGGGGGGTGTTACCATCGTTATAGGCAACAGGGGCAGTGGCCCAGATACATACACTTTTAATTTTGGATCGAGTACGGCGGGGTTTACCTATGACGACACCATTGGAAATATTGTCGGGTTCAAGGCGATCAACACAACCAACCTCCCCGTCCCAGCCATCGTTGATCCTTCGGCCCACTTCCAGGCCAACACTCGGCTAGGAACTGTTGGCGTAGGCGGCGGAATCCCGCAGACCGGTAACAGCCAGTTTGGCACTGATATGATCTGGATTAAGAACCGTGATGTTAACGATGAATGGAAAGTTCAGGACCGCATTCGCACAGCAGGATTTGAATGGAATCTTGATAGCAATAATGCCCAAAGTGAAGATATCAATGGGATCACCGCCTTTAGCACTACCGATGGATATATAATGGGCGCAGGGACCGGTGGTTATAATGATGAAGGCGAGGCATTTATTGATTATCATTGGAAGGCTGATGGCACTAATGGCGAAACCTTAGACGCTGGTGAAAGCGACGGCGCTGGTGGCACTATTGATATTTCTAGCGTAGTTGCAGCTAATCAGACGGCGGGCTTTTCTATGTTTACCTGCACATTATCAGACAGCGACAATGCAAATAACAAAGTCGCTCATGGTCTAAGTTCAACTCCAGAGTTTTGGGTCACAAAGATTATAGATGCTATCGGTGTTAACTACGTTTATCACAAAGATACGACCGTCCCCCATTCAAGAGTATTGTATATTGACCAAAATGTAGATGAAGAGATCAATACCTATCTCTGGGGAGAGGTAAACCCAACCTCCGTATATATCAACTTTGATAGTACGGGGTGGGGGGAAAGCGAAAATCTCCTTACCTATTGTTGGCACTCCGTCCCAGGTTTCAGTAGTTTCGGAAAGTATGAAGGAAATAATGATGAAGTATCTCTTGACGGTCCCCTTATTTTCACAGGTTTCGCTCCTGCTTTGGTAATTTGTAAGAGTATAGATGTGGACAATAACTGGTGGGCCGTGGACCGTGCTAGAGATACTTATAATCCAGCAGATAAGGAAATAACTCTGGACCTGTTAACCGTAGGAGGTGAAGATGCGGATATGACCGCGCCGATGCTGGACTTTTTATCAAATGGATTCAAGATGCGATGTGCCGGTGCTGGTTCACCTAATACCGATCATACGTTCATATATATGGCCTGGGCAGAAAACCCATTCGGCGGCTTTGGCGGAACCTTTGGTGCCAGTAGTGGTGTGGCACCAGCTACAGCGAGGTAACTTATGTATATCGTAGAAAAATCAGACGGCAGTGAGGCGGCTCGCTGGAATAATTTGCACAACCCCAATTGGCCTGACGGTGCAAGTCAGTCTGGACGCTCTAAGGCTGGTGACAGCCGTGTTGGCGAAAACGGTGAAACGTATACCATCAAGGAAGTACTTAGAAAAACTGAGGGTGATGGACCGCGTGTTGTTGGTGTGGCATCCGTGAAGAAAGTCGGCGATGAGTGGCATCAAGTCACTACGATGGGAGCGGCCCTGCCTCCACCGCCAACCCCGAAGCCTGGGGATGATTTCTACGACTATCGTAACCTCCGTAAACGGGAGTATGAAGAGAGCATACCTTTTGGTGATCAGGCCGATGCCGTCTTAAAATGGACAACGGCGATCCGTATGAAACAATCAGCGGTTGATGACGCCATCGACGGCATAACATCGATCACTGACGATGACGAGAAGGCGGCGCTTAAAACAGCACTCGGACCAATTTTCGATCTCCCCGCCGACTTAGATGCTATTATCGGTAAATGGCTTGCCGCTAAAGCTAAATTCCCGAAAGAATAATTTTTTATGGAAAATTTACTAACCGAATGGCGGTTCTTAGCGATGATAATAGGGCTGGCGTTAGCCATTGGGGAGGCCAGGTATAAGCTGGCTCGGCACGAGAAGTTGCTCGATCCAGAAAAAAGAACTCAGTCTGCGCGAGACAACGCTACGATGCTGGCTGATTTGAAGTCTCAGGGCACCGACATGAAAGCCGTCAAAGAGGCGCTTGACCGCCTCAGCGGCAAACATGATAAAAACACAGAACGGCTGTGGACATCGCTTGAAGAAAGTAAGGAAAAGATCGCTAAGTTGGAAGGCAGAATGAACGGTGCTGTATGAACATTATTCTCAGGCACCATGGGAAGAGAGCCGTTGGCCGAATTTTTCGGCGGCGGAGGTGTCTTGTCGCCATTGCGGTGAGTATTATCATTTTGAGTGGATGCTCGATGCCATCCAAGCAGTGCGCCGAAATCTCAATCGCCCAGTCGGTATCAACTCAGCACATCGTTGTCCCCTCTATAACGCCTCGGCAGCAATCGGAGGTGCAGCACTCTCTGAACATAAAATGCGTCTCGCCTTCGACATCGCAATCGGGAGCCACAATCCCTTACGATTATATCAAGCGTTATGTGCGGCAGGTTTTAGCACCTTCGGAGCCTACGGAACCTTTGTTCATGTCGATGCCCGAAAAGGACGGCGCTGGGCAACCCGTGCTGGCAGGAAAGTATGGGGGGGAATAATAGATGGGCTTCCTGGGTGACCTTTTAGGACTCGGTGCAAATGTTGCCAGTGGTGGAATTTTTGGGTTATTTGGATCGCTTATCGGCGTCGGGGCTAAATGGCTCCAAGCTAAGCAGGCAGCAAAGGCGAAGGCTGTCGAGTGGCAACATGAGATCAAACTCCTGGAACTTCAGATGGAGGCGGGGGATCGTGAAACAGAAAATGAGTTGGCAATCTCGAGATCCGAAGGCTCTTGGATGGGATTACGCGATAGCTATCACACTATCGTGCCTGCTAGTGCTGTGCCTGCTTGGGTTAATTCAGTACGCTCACTCTTCCGGCCATTCATTACGATCAGTCTTTGGTTGCTAGTTGTTGTAGAACTGCGTTGGATGATAAATGGAACGCTGGAGGTCTGGATTTCTGACGCCCAACAATTCGGTGTTACGATAAAATACATCATCGACAGCACAGTATTCAGCGCCAGCACTGCGACGGTCTGGTGGTTCGGTGACAGGGCATTCACGCCGCCCGGTCAGAAAGCAAGATAGGAGAGAGGTATGAATTGGAAAATATTGTGGAGTGATATGTGTTACGTAGCGGGTAAATATCCATTCCAATTGCTGGCCGTTTTTATCGTGGCCTTGTTAATCGGTAGTGCGATGGCGCTTTTCTAGTGGCAGCAATTAAGTTACAGAAGTTTCTAGGGATTGCTCCGAAGGTATCAGCGGAGTTACTCCCTGATGGTGTTGGGCAGACTGCTCATAACCTGAAACTGTATTCTGGTGACTTGATTGCTATCCGGGACCCGTTGCTGACGGACAGCGCTCAACGTACTGGTACGATAAAAACCATTTATGGGATGCGGGACACTAATAATAATCCCGATTGGTTATCCTGGGCGGCTGATATTGATATCGTTGTCGCTTCTGATTCTTCGGATGATGAGCAGCGTATTTACTACACCGGCGATGGATCCGCTAAAATTACGACGTATGCTCTCGCTACAACAGGTTCTGAACCCTACCCCCTAGCTTATTATGATCTAGGTTTACCGTTGCCGGATGATATAGTGGTCTCTTCTGCTGCGTCATTCTCATCTGCGGCTTCCACGCATTACGAACGCGATGCAGGCAATACTGCGATTATAACTACTGCTGCGGCTCACGGGTTTCGGTCAGGTAGTATAGTAACTGTTCGGGATTTCACAGGTAGTACCCCGGAAGAGTTTAACGTGACAAATACGCGGATCACTGTAACGAGTTCTACTACGTTCGAGTATTATAACGCCGGCGATACCCAGGCTAGTACTTCAGATACGAATGGTGTAATTGATCTGGCCGGTGGAACTGTTACTAGAGATTACACATATACCTGGTATACGCCTTGGGATGAAGAGTCTATAGGTGCTGTTCCCTCGGAAACATTATTTATCAAAGAAGGGCAGATAGTAACTGTTACCGGTATTCCGACTGCTGCCCCTGCCGGGAATAACTTCATCGAAGCGGTGCGGCTCTACCGGACGTTCACTGGGACTAGTGGTGCGGAATTTTATCGTTTATCTACCTTGTGGTGGCCGCAGACGACTACGACGGTGGAGCTTACTTCCAATGTTGCTACTGTCACAATGGCTGAACATCACGGTTTTATTGTAGATGATCGGTTCAAGTTGACTAGCTGCACAGATGCTACATTCAATATTCATGATGGGGTGGTTACGGTAGTCAATAGCGATACGCAGTTTAGCTATGCTAAGACGGCTGGTAATATAGGTTCGAAGGCTGATACTACTGGAAAACTCACCCATGATGTCTCAGAAATTCCCTCTGAGGATCCTGCGAGGTATTGGGCGGCATTACACGCAACGTCTCTTCGTGTGCGATCAAGCAATGTATCGACTATAACTACTGGTGCTACCCATGGGTTTATCACTGGGCAGGTTGTTACCGTGTCTGGCATGACTGATTCTTCGTTCAATGCGGTGGGTGTTACAGCCACCGTAACAAGTACTACAGCTTTTACCTATGCAAATTCAGGTAGCGATGCAGGTAGCGCGTCGGATACCGGTGGGTCGGTTCAAAGTTACAGTTTTGCGGACGATTTTGATTATCTCAATCTTGTCGATCTCCTTATAACGGATGATTACGATGCGCCGCACGAGGATATGATTGGGATAACGATTGCTCAGAACGATATGGTCGCGGGATTCTTCGATAACCAGTTAGCTTTTGCAGAACCTGGAACCGTTCATGCATGGCCGCTTATTTATCGTCGGACTTTCGAACATAATATTGTCGCCCTTGCGGCTATTGGTGGTTACCTTCTCGTACTTACAGATCAATATGCCTACCGTGTATCGGGGAGTGATCCAAATACGCTAACTATAGCTCGTATTGATACGTTCTACCCATGTTTATCGAAGCGCTCAGTGATAAACATGGGCTATGGCGTATTATATGCCACCCATGGCGGCTTGGCGCTGTGGACCCCCTCTACGGGGCTCACGATGGCTACTAAATACGTCTATGACTGGGATATTTGGGATATTGATATAGATCCCACAACTATTGTTGCAAAATTTTACAATGATAAATATTTCGCATCCCATAGTGCCGGTTCTTTCATGTTTGAGCGGGATGACCAGATCGGTGGATTCTTCATTACTATGAGTGAGCTATATACGGCTGCGTGGCTCGATCCCATAGATGATACCTTCTATTACATAGCTGACGATACGGGTAATATTTATAAATGGGACGATGAGACACAGCCTGCAGGATCCGGCGAGTGGAAATCTAAAGTCATCGTTACGAAAGATTATATAAATCTGGGTGCGGCTCGCGTGCTTGCTGATTATTCCACGACCACAGAAGAGGCTGTAGCTATAGCGGCACATAATACTGCGGTAGTAACAAATAATGCGGCGACGTGGGCTCTTTCAGAGCAACTCGGCGGTATCAATGGCCCAACGGATTATATGGATGGGGTTGTAGCTGTTAATAATAACGGCGCGATCAACTCCTTTGAGCTTAACGGTGATGGGCTACTTGGGAGTATACGTGGGGTTATCGGCACACAGCCAGTGGTGTTCACCTTATGGCAAGATAAGAGTGAGGTCTTCTCTGCTACTATTCTCTCCGATGAGATTTTTCGTTTACCGTCTGGATACAAGAGTGATACGTTCGAAGTTAGCATTTCTGGGGGAGCGCGGGTAAGATCGATACATCTTGGTGAGACCCCCCACGGATTGAGGAAAGCATAATGGCCGGTCGTTTTATAGGTATACCAGAGGTACCCAGTGTCGGTCTGCAAGATTGGCAGGGGATCTTGTTTGGATCGCTAAAAGAAAATGTTGAGCTTCTCAC